GTTGTTGCCAGCATCGACTATGTGGAATTAACCGACGGAACTAGAGTCACTGACGAAAAGTTTTTTAGAGAATTCTTTAACAATGCTGACAGCGCAGTATTAAGAACATTGCAAGGTGTTATTGGCGAAAATAATAAAATGTCTGCAGTCAAAGCACCTGCAGTAAAATGCAGCGAATGCGAAAAAGAATACACAGTACCACTGGATTTTGATTACGCAAATTTTTTCGCAACCGGCTCTTAACATTAGATAATAACGCAATTATCGAATTAATTCAAAGATACGATAAAGAGTCAAGAGCCATTAAAGAAGAAGCGTTAAGAATGAGTTGGTTTATGCGTGGTGGACTAACCTACGAAGATGCTATGACTCTAAGTGAAGAAGAACGTAAACTAGTTGCAGATATTGTTAAAAAGAATATGGAAACAACTAAGGATTCAGGCATGCCATTCTTTTAAGATGTACGTAGTACATCTGTTGTTTCGCTTATCAGCTCACAACACTATTCTTACTCGCTTAAGCGAATTAAGTTTCATCCAGATTCCTCAGTCACACTTTGCCCGCACAGGGCAAAGACGGCTTCATCCGAGTTCGGAACAGTCATTAGCGTTATAGCATTACAGAGGCGGTTGTCCGGTACCTCGAGCTATGTCTTTATCACAACGGCAATTTATACAATATACGCTAACATACTATATAAACCTGCACTATCGCTAGTGCGTCTTTTTAGCCTTAAAACATTTATTTCAAACAATCAAATCGCGGCAATTAGCGATCTTCGTCCTGTTAAGGATAGTGATTGAGTACTTCTGACGGCGAGAAGATTTACGTCCCTGTGACCCTGGGTCCAGTTTTCATGTACGCACGAACTTGGCCTGCGTGAGCCTTAACCGTTTAACTTAATTTTTGGCTTAGTGCCTGAGAGAGAATATTGAAGTAAAGTTGATTTGATTTAAGGCCAGGATGTATGTTGTCGTTGTTTGTGTCGATTTTGTTGCGTATTAATGAATTATATAAATTTAACCAGTGTATTTCTTGTATTCCGCCACTTTGTGTGTATTCATTGTGTATTTTATTGTATAGTTCTAGAATTTCGTCGTCGTCTCTGTTTTCAGTATTTAAGATTTTTTGTGTATATTTAGTATAGAGGTCTGGTGTACAATTGTCAAGATGTGTAAAATATTCTTTATCCCAGCTGCATAGTCCATTAATAAAGAATATTTTACAATCAACAAGTTTACTTACTGATGTTAATATGTTTACATAATTGACTAATTCTCTAATATGTGAATGATCGTGCTCAAGAACTAAAAATCTATTTTTAATATCTTCAAGATACTCTGCTGGATACTCTATATCGTTGTGGGTGTAATTTTGTGAAATTTTACCACTGCCAATATTAAAAGACAATTTTGTATTATATGTTTCAACACCTAGATCTAAATTATATCTTGGATAACTAGTCCACTCTACTAACGCATATTTAATTTTATCAGATAATAGTACTTTCAATGTATCATGAAAAATTCCTAGATTTGATCTACCCGGGATTCCTACATTTAGCAAAGTTGTTTGTGGAAATATATTTTTATGCAATAAATTAACCCACAAATTTGGTTCGTCTTTTTCTAAATCAAACCCAGTTCCGGCAGTAAAAGAACATCCAGAAACAAGTAATGTATTTTTCACAACTTACCTTTGATATGACTTCCGTGAACACGTACTTGTATGTGTCCATTGTAGTAATCGTTGGATTCTAAAACCCGTTGTTGAAATTGTTCTCTTGCTTCTATATAGCTGCATTCTGCTTTGCTTTTACAATAAAAAAGTATTTCTCTAGTAAAATTTTCTTTACCCAAAATTTCTACGTCTTTGTTTAGTTCTATGTTTGAGCCATAATAATCGCGCCAGTCGCTGTCTATTTTGCTTCTAATCTTTTTCTTTTTCTTGGTGCCGTTTTTGAGTTTTACTGTTCGAGTTGTGGTTTTAGAGAATTTTGCTAGTTTTTTGCCTATATATTTGCGTTTTGATATATTATTTGTAATGAGGTATACAAACCCGACACAGTCTTCGGGCAGTTCTTCTACTATAGTGTTTTGATAAAGCCATGACATGCATAATAGTTATCTTGTTTGTGTGATTTCAATATTTTTTTGCCATTGTTGAGTAAAATTAGTTAGTGTATTGTTGCCACTGCAATTTTCTTTGCATACAGGGTGCGGATCGGTCGGCCATGATGATTGTATTTTAATAAAATTGTCTACAAAATTTGATTGTCTGCTACCTAGCCAACAACATGGGCTAACTCGTCCTTGCGCATCAATGTAAACACTTTGTTCGTTAAGAGCGTGACAGTTAATTGGGCCATTGTTAGGGTTTGATTTATTCCAAAAAACAGGAGTTTCTAATCCTGCAATGTAAGGGCGTTTGCTGATTTTTGCTCTAAACCATTTAAAGCCCAACTGTTTTGCTAGTTGTTCACATGCATCAACTTGATGCTCATTGTGACGGTACACTAACATGTCCCAGTGAGCATTACCGCCGGCGTCAATAAATGCTGCGGCATTGCTCATAACATGTAGCCAATCTACATTACGTCTATAGATGTGATTGGTATCCGCTAACCCATCAATGCTAAACACAACGTAATCTTGAAGCTGATTTAATTTTTGAGCTAATTGCGTCCACCAATTGGTGTCACGAATACCACCATTGGTATTCATACCCAACACAATATTGGGATTGATAGTTCTAAAGTAATCATACAATGCTAGCGTGTCAGAGCCAGCGGCTGGATCACCATAGTTGCCACACATGAACATTTTATCTAAATTTTGTATAAATTCTGCTGACAATAATTCTTTTATCTGTGGTACAGTTAAATGATGTTTCAAATCTTTGTCAAATTCAGCGTCAGTTTCACGTGCGCACAAAGGACACGCCGCTTGACAAACATCAGTAGGTTCTAAATGCAACACACGAACGTAATTAAGTAATTTCAACATCAGTATTATAACTTGTATAACCGTTTTCTTTAACAACGTGCAAAGTATTGTTTACACGTCCTGCCAATTCATCTTTGTGACTTACTAACCAAATTGATTTGTTGCTATCTCGGCTCATTTTCTTCAGTATGCCTAATGCATTTTCAACACCGCTACTGTCCATTCCAGAATCTACTAGCTCATCAATAAACAACAAGTTGATGGGTTGGTATAGACTTTCCCACACATCTCGGAATGCCCAACTCAAACTTAAGATAAGTCTATTACGTTCGCCCCTGCTCAAGTTGTCAAAGTCCAAGTCTCTGCCCAGTTCGGTAATGCTTACAGTTAAGTCGTTGTTGAATTTTACAGTATGCGGCAAGCCTATACGATCTAAATATTGTCCTAGTCTAGCATTAAGATAACTTAGGTTTTGGTCAATAATACGTTTACGTATAAAACTATCTTTGTTAGTTAACAATTTAAGTAAAAAGTCTTGATGCTCTCTAATGTTGGTAAGCTCGTTGATTAAGTCGAAACTAATTTCTTCTACTGCTTGTTCTTGCATTTCTGTAATTTGTTCAGCATAAGGATCAGCTTCGCTTTGTTTAGCAGTTAATTGCGTTAATACATTAGCCATACTGCTACGATGCTCAAACGCATCAGACTCTAAATCATAAAATACTACTGGTTGTGCGCCTAACTCTCCTAGATCTGCAAGTGCTTGAGTATGCTCTATCCACTGTGTGTTAGTAGCCAATGCCTGTAATGCAGCTTCTTGTAATGCCGAACGTTTTTCTTCTAGCATTTTTTTGTGACTATCATCATGTAAGTCTTGTCCACAAGCATGGCACTTATGATCTTCTAATGTAGCAATATCTGCACGCAGTTGACCAATTGTTTTGTTTTCACGCTTTTCATCAAGCTCGCAACGTTTGATCCATGTTGTTAGTTCGGCAATTGCTTTACGTTTTATATTATATTCAGACAATTGTTTGTGCGCAACTAGCTCTGCTTCAATATCCAGAGCGTTTAATTCATCAAATGCCGACTGTAGATTTGCAATATCTTCATTGTGTTTCTTGAGCCAAAGAGTTTGTTTTCGTTTTAAATTTTCAATTTGATCTTCGATGCGCTTGTTAGCATCACCCACTGCTTTAATACGAAATTCCTCTTGGCTAATTGCATCTTTGGTATTTTTAATTTGTTCCTTGAGATTATCAGCTTTCTCACTAAGCAAGGTAATGCCCAACAGCTGTTCGATGATAGTGCGCTGATCATTGGCTTTTAGCGCCAAGAACGGTTCAGTGTAGGTATTGAGTGCAACAATATGTTTGAACATATCGTGACTCATTCCCAACATACGTTCTATGTCTGCTTGTGTTTCTCGGCTGTCGCCTTGGGCATCGTCGGTAATTTCTTTTTCCACATCGCCAACAAAGAATTTCATTACTCCAGGTTTGCGTCCACGCTCTATTCTATAAGTCTGCCCATCTTTTTCAAAATCAATAGTAACCATCATACCTTTGGTATTGGTTTTGTTGATCAAGTTGTCTTTTTTAATATTAGTAAGTGCATTGCCGTATAGTGCATAACTCAATGCATTGATGATAGTGGTCTTACCTGTACCATTTCTTGCACCTGAATCGTCCCCGCCCAAGTCTAAATTTTCACCTAAGACCAAGGTAAGGTCGTTACGATCAAAGTTAACGGCTTGTGTGGTATTGCCCACACTCATAAAGTTTTTAACAGTTAGATCTTTTATTTTAAACATTAGAGATTTTTATAAATGTCGAGTAGTAAATTTGGATTATATTGTTTACTATCTATAGTGTTTAGTTGACTATACACGATTTGATCCACAGACTCAAACTCAATATTGCCTTGTATCTCGTATTCGGTAAGTTCAGTTACCTTGGCAGGGATAATTGTAATTTCACGTAGGCTATAGGTGTTGATAAATGTTTCTTTGATAAAAGTTGCTTCTTCGTAACTGATATCAATGTCTAAATTAACACGCACATGCATGTTGGGTTGCAACATGGCTTCGGTGTGCTTTAGCACATCACTCAAATTGAATACACGATACCGGGGTTGGTCAGGCCAAGCGTAGTACACCGGGTCCTGTCCCCATTCCAGCACCGTAAGCCCTCTATCATCGTCCCCGGCATCGGCGTAATTGTGTGGAAAGCAGTTTCCAATGTATGTGATATTCTTTTGTGTTTGACGTTTGTGAAAGTGCCCAGTGAACACATGATCAAAATGATTGAACTGTTCTCTACGCACTTCGCCGTGTTCGGGCATGGCCACCATGGCGTTCATCAAGTATCCGGGCAGTTCAAAGTGCCCAAACATATACCGGCCCTTTAGTTTAGGAATACGTTTGTGGTCATCGCCACAGAGCCAAGGAGCAATAACCACATCACCACTGCTGAACCAGTCATTACAAATTTGCACATTGGGGAGATGTTTAGCCCATTCCACGCTCTGAACATCTCTCTTGTCACGATAGTACAGATCATGATTGCCAGGAATAAAATACACACGATCAAAATTAGCATTCAAATGCTCCAGTGCCTGTAGACTATACCCCAATGTCAGGATATTGATACTGGCACGATTGTTATGCCAATCACCTAAAAAGATTGCAGTTTCACAACCTTCTTCTTTTGCTTTAGCAGTTGCCCATTTCACAAAGCTCAAACAGTCCTCGTTATGTAGA